ACCTTGAATTGAAGCAGATTTGGCAGCTTCATTTGAGCCAATCTGCCCTTCAATTCCTTGAAGATAATCAGCAAGCACTGACATAAGATCAGCTTGTCTATTAGTACCTTCAGTTCTAGCCAGCTCAGAGCCTTGTCTAGTATAATTTACTGCGCCTGCACCTTGCTGTGCAAGTTGACTCTGGACATTTTGACCTTCAGTAGCTGCATTCGATACTAAAAAATCTCTATCACTCTGTTGTCCAGCCAACGCTTGCGGTGCAGCTGCTTCTATATTTAGTCTCTTCATCATCGCTTCTTGCTCTGCCTGAGAAGAAGCATACTGATTTTTTATCTTATCCTGTAAATCCTGGTACTGTTGACCTGTCTTTGCTTGAGTATCTGTAAATTGCTGCTGTATTGGAGCAACATCACGCATTAAGCTATCTGATAGTCCAGTGTACATTGATCCTAGTTGTTGAGTATTTCTACTAGCACGCCTTTGAGCAGAACTAGCCTGTCCTCTTAAAGCTGCAATTATAGGATCGTACTGTGCAGCGGCTGAAGATTCTGCTTGTTGTTGCAATAAAGAAGGATCAGTCATATATCTATTAGGATCTTGAAGTCTTTGAAGCTCAGCCATTATATCAGCAATAGACGTAGGTCTTGGTGCAAAATTAGTTGGAACCGATCTAATCTTGCCAAAGACATTTCTCTCTAGCCAAGAAGGTGTCGAAGGACTCTCAACAGGTTGATTAGGATCATAACCACCCCAACTAGCATTAGATTCTGGGTTAAATGCCGTACCTCCACCCCCAACAGGTGTAGTAAATAATCCACCTATCTTTCTAGCATTGGAAGAAAGTTGACTTCCTAGAACATCCCATATGCTCATGCAACACCACCCAAGCTAGATGCTCTCCTCCTTAAGGCAGCCTCACGGGCAGCTTGCTGATTTAGCTGTTGCTGCGTACTAAATTGATTTTGCTCTTGAGTTAATTGAGATAAAGCTCTATCCCTACTAGAGACCAAGTCTGCCAGTCTCTGTTCGAACTCTTTGTTATAATCACCGACTGAAGTTGCATATAGTCCAGAATGAATTAATCCACGGCCAGCATAATCAGCTTCTAAATTTTTTAGATCTAAAACTTTTTGGCCTTGTGCAGCACGCTCTGATGTACCATAATCGGTATTTATATCACCTTGTTTACGAGTAACATCTGCATTAAAGTTAGATAAAGCTAATCCAAGTTGTCTGAGTTGGTCTTGGTAACCAGTATCGGACCCGAGCCATGCATTAGGATCTGTATTGATAGGACCGGGTGCTGCAGTAGGTGGAGGAGCCGGACGGCTATAACGACCGCTAGGGCCTGCTGTAATCCTAGGAATAGGTGGAGGTGCTGCAGGGCTAGGTCTAAATACCCCAGAGCCTGCAGCACCCGTAGGATAACGAGCAATTGCCGCTTGCCGATTAGCAATTGCATTATCGCCCCCATAATCACTTGCAAGGTTAACCATTTATCTCTCCTTTAGCATTAGCTTTCATCTGTCGTAACAATGCATTTCTTCTAGCTCTATGATTAGCATCTCGCTCTGCATATCCTAATTTATCTACAGGTCCCATTGTTGGAAATGATCTTCCACCACCATATATTTTGTTACCAACTAAATATGGCATCATTTGAGATGTTTGATTAGGTAACATAGCAGCCATTAAGATACCGCCTTAGAAACAATCTGGTTTTATCTCTGTCCAAGCAACCATAGTAAATAACTTAGCAGGGCCATCTATAGTGTTGCCTAAAGTTGTTAATAAGATTTTAAAATTAATTTGAATAAAACGTACTGATTTTTGAAATTTCACTGCTTGTCTAGAAGTACCTTGACCTGTAGAAAGTACAGTTTGCACTAAACTAGGAGCTACTAAAGGCTGATCCCAAGTATTTAAAGTATCCCAAGTGTAATTAGCTAGATCATCCCATGTAGCTATAAAACTATTAGTTATAGGAGTAATGATTCCAAATACTTCATTATTAGTAGATACAGTTGCTCCCCACCACCATAACCTTTTGAATTGATGAGAAATAGCCATATCATAATTTTTAGTTCTAACAGAGCAGAAAATATGTGGAAGTACTTTCATTTTTTCATTTACGACAGTCAATGCAGCAGAATTAGGAGTATATTGTATACTAGTAGTCCCGCTAACTGATGACTTAGCAGTAATTCTAAATTTAGTTCCTTCTTTTAGTACATCACCACTTGTGTATAATTGTACATAATCACCAATATTTATGTCTGCGGAATCAGCATCTGTCGTAGTGAAAGTCCCAGTATTAGGTGCTGTCCCATTAGCTATAGCAAGTCTTAAGTTTGCAGTTAATGGTAATTCCGTGTTAGTTGAAGTTTGTTTATCTAAAAATTGTACTACAGATTTAGTAGCCTGAATACATGCACCACTATAGTACAGATTTCCTGCAGCTGGACGAATTGTAGATATAGGTCCAAAATAATGAAGATTAGTCTCTTTAGATTCCCATTCAGACCACGAACGGGTTCTTAATCCATAAACATATACTTTACGATAGTATCTACAGATCAATCTATCTTCTAAAAGAGACAAAAAGATAAACTCATCTGAAAATGCTGATGGTACAGTATCGTCTCTAATAAAAGGAATTTTAACATTTATCCTTAAGAAGTCTAAATTAGTAATTTCGTAAACCCAGCCGCCACTGAATATATAAACTTGATTCTCATAATTAACTACATTAAATTGTCTATTAACTCCAATAGTATCTGATATTGGTCTTAGGACAGCATCATCAGGTCTAGTATCATACGATAACATGTGAGCCGACTGCTCTTTAAAAAGTAAGATATTATCCTGATAAACTGTTAAATCTACTAGTTTATTACCGTCACCCTGTCGAACATCGATAAAATTGCCTGCTGGCCATGAGTCCAAGTTAGACGGATCAGAAAACTTTAATCTACTAGTATCTGTCGTTGATTTTATACCAGGGCAGATATACATGCGTTCTTTATGAATAATAGCAGATTGACCTTTAGGTATGGCTGCTACTGCTGTAAAACCTCCTGATGGATCCCACTTACCGCCACTTCCTGACCCAGGTTTAGGTACTAGATACACTTTATCTGAGTATTGAGCCGCAGCGCCTGCTTCAAATGTAGCAGTAATAAGAGTAAAAGCACCATTAAGAAAGAAAAAAACTCCATTAACATTACTACCTATTAAATAGTGATCTGTTCCAAATATAGCTTCACATAAAAACACTATTCGTTCTGTAAACGATGCATGGCCTGCTATTTCTTTAAATGGAGTTCTTGATTTTAAGCTTCCATCTATATCTTGCTCAAAATTCAGACATTCAGCAAGTTCCGTATCAGCAATAGCTGTCGGATCACTACCAGTATTTAAACCACCAGTAAAAGGGCCTAATCTTATTGGAGAACCGCCCATTTTATAGGTCCTCCAATCTAACTGTAATAGTTGGATAAGTATCCTTTTTAGTCCACTCATCACTATTTTTGAGCCTGTCTAAAGATGCATTAGTTTGAGCAGACTTTGCATTAGCTGCATTCCAATCTTCATCCATCTCATACGCATCTTGAAGTACCATGTCAATAACTGTGTCATGATATAGCATAGGTAAATCTATTACATCAGAATCATTTACGACATCTATAGGTGTACGAGTATAATATAGTTTGAAAGCATTAGTTATACTGTCCTGAGGTATAGGGTATACAAGGAATTTACCCGCATGTATTGCATATAAACATGGTATACTTTGCACGCTAGAATTTGTATCCCACGTATCAATATAAAGGTTGAATTCATTAAGAGTCATGCCTCGCATAATATCATATCCGATATCGCCAGTTCCCTTGTAACTCATAAACCTAAACTTAAGCATATCAGCAGGAAAGGCATATTCTTGTATACCGGCTAATGAATTTGCAAAAGCAGTCTTTTCTAATACTGAATCATTGCGGCCAGCAATTTTTCTCTGAGCATCATTAATCCACGACACAATATCATCATTAGTTAACTGTACACCAGATTCATCGCCAAATTTGCGCTTAACTCTATTTTTAATATTAGCTACAGTAAGCGCACTCATAACAATGGCCTTCTCTGATGATCAAGTTTTTTACCATTAAACCTTACAGTATTAAGAGGTGAGAAGAATAAAAATCGAGCTTGATCCATCATATCTTCACGCTCATCAATCCACTCTTGCATTTGAAGATTTAAAACAGCTAAATTATGAGCCTCTATCCTATCAAGTACGCTACCGTTTTTAGAATCAGCTAAATACAGTCGTGTCAATATCTCAGTCGGAGTATCTAGTTCGTTTGCATGTAAAACTGATTGATTGATCTTTGTGTCTACAACTATATATGGAGCTTTATCCTCTCGTGTTCTATGCTCTGGAGGTATCCATCGTAACTCTAAATCAGGATTATACTCTTTAATATTTCTGGCCAGTCGTTCAAAGTCAGCATTAACCCATCTGTTATCATCAGTTGGTATAAATACAGCTCCCATTATGCATCAGCCATCCTCTTAGCATATAGGGTAGCTGCAGCAGAATCAGCACCACCAGTAGCAACTGCTAATTCTACAATAATATCGTCAGTATCATTAGCGATCTGTACAAGGTAAGGTCCAAAATATACCGTAGTATTAGCTGCAGCTGCAATTTGAAATTTAACTACGGGTCCAGCAACAGGACCTATAGATAATTTAAGGCCATCAGCTAATGTATGGCGACCATGACCCCATATCTTCCACCAGCCTCGACCACCACCTGAACCAATATCAGATATAACTGCAACATCAGTTCCTATAGCCTGAGATATTCCTACAGAGCCAAATACAGCTTTAGTTTCTTGGCTAACTTGACTCTGATAATATGATCTTGCATCGTCACTGGCACTACCCATCAAGTATCATCTCCCATAAAGACTCACTTAAATCTCCAACTACTATTGAAGACTCAACCGTAGTGCCTATTAAAGCTATAACATGAGCAGTACGCTTATCACTAGTTGTTGTGCTAGCTGTGAGAGCCCCTGTTGACCCTGCACTTAATTGAACTTTATCAGATGTAGTAATCAAGCCTACTGAAGGATTAACTCTTTTAGAGTACCCTACTGGTGGAGTCCAGTTACCACCAGCCCAACAAGTTCCTGAATGAATAATTAATTCATCTGCACCAAGAGAATCTGTTTGGACAACAGGAGTTATAGATCCTGCCGTATTATCTGCAGCAACTCCTGGATTAGGATCAAATGGATTACCTGTATTGATACAGGTATTATACAATTCAGCTGTACCTTCAATGAAGACTGACCCATTTAAAGTAAAATCATAAGTTCCTGCATCTGCTCCAGTTAATCTTTTCCAATATTTATACAGATGGTGATTGTTAGCATCAACAGGCGTGCCCGGAACTAAAGAAAATCCTGCAGGGACACCAGTAACCAAGACTCCGGGAGTATCAAGAAACATAGATACTATAGCAATTTTGCTACTAGCAGCTCCTGATGGGACAGCAAAAGTTGGAGCTGCCGAGCTACCAGAAAAATCAGCCCCTTTACTTTCCCATACAGGTGCGGCCATAGCTTTAGAGGAGATTGTCTAATTCAGATGCAGGATTAGATTCACCCTTAAGTTCAGCTATCTCTCGCCTCAAATCATTTATACCTAACTCTTCCTTAAGAGTGGCAAACTCACGATCCCGATCCCCTACGACAGAACCAGCAGGAAGAATTCCTACACCACTTACGACATTCTCTCGCATTTCATCAGAAAGCTCAGTAAATTCTATCCCTACACCGTAAGTACTTGCAAAATAAAGCTGCATCTCTTCTCTAGTTAAGAGATCAGGCATCCTATAACGATTATCGTGCGTCCGCATTCCATCAGAAATAGTCATCTTATGCAGCCTCATTCAGGTCCGTAAGGAGTCCATGAGAGTTTCGCTGGTGAGTTCCTACCTGACAATACTTATAAAGCATTGCCATATAAGCATCGTAATTACCAGTAGATTGTATAACGCGCTGCCAGTTGGAACCGTCTCTGTTCATAAAAGACCAGTCCTTCTCTTCGTAAAGTTTAATTTGCTTCTCATTAACAAACCAAGCTTTACCAGGAGGGGCATCATAATCTGAAATCATGGGGATATTGCCAGCATCAGTCTCAAATTTAAGACCCTTAAACCCACCGGCAAATTCAGTAGTATCATTATATCTACGCTGTTGAGACAAAAGTTGGAAGTAAGCTCGTCTAACGCCCAAACTAGTAAAAATAACAGTAGGGACACCACCACCGGCAGTTCTAATATTATCAACAAGCTTAATCATAAGACCTTCAGACAAAGATCTACCGACTCCACCGTTAGAATCAACGGTAGACGCCCAAACAGGCTCTGAAGCCGGGTTAACGTTGTACAAAGATCCTGAAGCAGCAATTATTTGCTTAAAGCCAATCTTTTCACGCTGCTGGCTGGCAGTTCTGGTTACAATATCACTAGCAGAAATAGTTCCATCAGCACCATCATACGTAACAGTAAGGCCAGCTATTGCAGTAATATTACGATTCTGAATTCTGGGA